AGGACGTATATATCTTGGTTAGTGACGCTGAGATATCAAACATCCTACAGATCGAGAACGTATTGAAACCAATCATACAGGGTGGGAAGAAGCTACTTATTGTGGCACCTGCTAGCACTAATGTTGTAAACACATTAGCTGCGAATGTTATGAAAAGTAAATTGAGTATGTGTAATGTAGCACCGCCCAACTTCGGGTACAAGCAGCACGAGCTGATGCAGGACATTGCATTGAGTGTTGGGGCCACATACTTCTCAGAGAAGACAGGGGATGACTTGAGTCTAATTAACTTTAGCGATTTGGGTCACGCTTCCAAGGTGATAGTTGGGAGGGACTCAACGGTCATCCTCAAGGATGATGACAGTAACAACGCTGAGATAGAGGAGCGTGTTGCTGAGCTATGGGTACAGCACGACAACAACCCACACAAGCAGGAGAAGGAGTTTATCCTTACGAGGATAGCATCCTTGACAGGAGGCATCGGTGTGATATATGTTGGTGGTAACACTGACCTAGAGCAAAAGGAGCTTTATGACCGAGTGGATGATGCGGTGTGTGCTGTGCGATCAGCTATGGAGGAGGGTATCCTTCCGGGGTCAGGGGTAGCACTCCACGATGAGTGTGAGCGACTGCTGTCAGCTAAGGATAGTGATATCTCAGATTCGAAAAAAATTGCTTACGCAATTTTAAGCTGTGCCCTGCTATCACCTATGACGCAGATATTCAACAACGCAGGTCTTACCCACGAGACGGTGGACACTGACAAGGTTGGAGGCTCAATGGGATACAATGTTAAGACGGGTGAGTTTGGGGACCTATACAAGATGGGTGTCATTGACCCGGTGAAGGTTACACGTACAGCACTGCAGAACGCAGTAAGTGTTGCGGTGACAATGTTATCAACTGACGCTATTGTTACAATGGCTAGAACATATGAGGCACAATGAGAGAGAGTATAATAAAGAAGCTTATAGATGCATATCCAAATGACGCTGACCTAGGGGGAAGTATCCGTGAGCTGTATAAGAAGCGGTTGTATAATCGCAAGACAGTCCTACGCTATGCGTTATGGGGTAGCCTGTTCTACCTAGGTGTGGTAGGCTTAATATTATTGTTCGTGTTATTAAATAGATATTAGTATGAGACCTATAGGAAAGAATATAGTTATTGAGACCATTGATGAGGAGGTAAAGACATCATCAGGGTTATTGCTATCTGCAGAGGATGCGGGTAGCTTCAGGTATAAGAAGGGCAAGGTTGTAAAGCCGGGCAGTGACGTATCAGTTATCGGTGAGGGTGATATGATATACTACGACAAGAGGTCGGGGTACACTATGATCATTAACGATAAGCCTTACACCATCATTCAGGAGCGTGACGTGGTAGTAGTTATTTAATTTTATTATATTTGTAAAAAAAAATTATTATGGACGATAAGAAAAAACCCGGTACAAAATCAAGAAAGGGAACAGGCAGAGCAACGATTAATCCAAAAACTTGTGTTTTTACAAATGCTAAAGGAGAAAAGAGACAATTGACTCCTGAGGAGTGCAAATCAAAGCTAGCGGCTAAGAAGAGACAGTTTGAGGCAAAAGCAGCTAGAGCGAAGGCAGGGACAACGTACCTGTACGAGGCAGCCAAAAAAGGTGCAACAGTAGGTCAATTAAATTATATGGCAAAAAACAAAGACAAACCCGGCGTTATAACAAATATCCGTGAGAAAAATAAGTAGCAATCCTCGAGATTTTTAATAACTATTCGTGACGTTGTTGTCGAATAGATGCATTCATTTCCTTGATAAAGTTTCTATAGACCTTATCTGAATATTTTACATTACGTTTGAACATAGGATTCTTAGATGGTGAAGTAGGTATCTCTTCACCATTTAGTTTCTTGTATAGCGAGTCAATCATTCGCTTGGTCTTATACGAGAGTGTGTATAGTGCCTTTCGTTTCCCCATATTCCTTCTGAATACTTCAATCCATTTATCACGCCTTAGCCTATCGAAGCGTGTCACATCCCAACTTAGTAGCTCATTAAACTCTTGGAACTTATCCTTAGAGAAGTAGTCCTCTGAATAGAGGAACAATAACATATCAAGGTCTGCCTGTGTAAGTCCATACTTAGACTTGATGAACTGACGTATGACCCTCCAATACTTTAAGTAGTCTGATTTCATTAAATTTTAATTTTGTAAATTTGTGTAAATATAAAAAAGTTATGGCAAAGGACTACAACAGTTACACATTTAGAAACAAAGACGTTGATAAATTAACAAGAGCTCAGAAGCTTCGTATGAAGTCTGAGAAAACAGCAGCTAAGGGCAGAAAGGCAGTAGATGAGGGCAGAGAAAAGAAAGCTGACCGATTACTTAAAAAAGCTTCAAAGCAAGAAAATCGTTCAATCAAGAAAGAAAATAAAGCTATGAGGAAGTATGCACTAAAGTCTTCTAAGGATGCAAGGAAATATCGAAGTAAAAGTGGTAAGTCTTCAGATATGGAAAAGTTTGTAAAAAAATATTCAAAGGATGCAAAAAAGGTTATGAAGAAGACTGTTAGAAAAGCACCTCGTAACTAATTATGGCTAAGAGCGGTAGAGTTAAGAAGGGAAATAAGATTTGTCCGGCAGGAATTGCTTGGGCCAAGAGAACCTTTGACACCTATCCATCAGCATATGCTAATATGGCTGCAAGTAAATATTGTAAAGACCCTAACTACGCAAAGAAATCTAAAAAGTAATGGGCGAGCTTAAGAAGTGGCGTGACGAGAAGTGGGTTCGTATAGGAACTGACGGATCAATCAAGGGGGCTTGTGGTACAAGCAAGAACAAGAAGAACCCCGATAGATGCTTACCATTAGATAAGGCTCAGAGTATGAGCAAGGAAGAGCGTGCTAAAACAGCACAGAAGAAAAAAAGATTTGGACGTAAAGGTCAGCAGGTGGTGTCCAATACTCCTGCAGGCAAGGTTACAAAACAATATACCAAAAGATAATGTCTGAGAAGAATAAAAAGATTACTGATAAGGAAAAGAACGACATAGCGTTTCGTAATGCTGTTATTGAGAAATTATCTAGCTTAGAGAAGAGAACCCCTAAGAAGCCAAAGAAAAAAAGAAAGAGAATAACGATAAAGGGCTTAAAAGGATTACAGGGATTACAGAGGCTTTAATTTATAGGTATGGCACAGAAGAGCAGAATGAAGTGTAATAGGGTTGTCGCATCAGACAGGCCCGGAAAGAAAAGAATGGTGAAAGCCTGTGAAGGGGGCAAAGAGAAGTTGATTCACTTTGGTGCTAAGGGCTATGGACACAACTATTCTGCTGCAGCTAGAAAGTCATTCAGGGCACGCCACAAGTGTGGTACTGCTAAGTCAAAACTCACTGCACGTTATTGGGCGTGTAAGAACCTATGGGCAGGGAAAGGTGGAAGCACTAAGTCATCGCCAAAAAATCGTCAAGGAAAATATTAGTATATTTGTAAAAACAATTTAACAATGAAACAAGGATACAACGCAAGACTCGATGAGTCATTAGGAATGAAGCACAAGGGTGCTCACAGTCAGTCAATGAAGTCTCGTAGAGATGAGTCTAAGGCAATGTCTAAAAAAGATTACGGTCACGCTTACGGTGGAGATCACTCAATGTCTTACGAGCACAAGTGCATCAAGGACGGAAAAGTTAAGGAGCACTTAGGAGCACTAATCCGTAAGTAATGGCTAGGAAAGGCAACGCAAAGTTCCCTGAAATAAAAAAGTCTCGTCAAGGGGCTTTTACCAAGTGGGCTAAGTCTAATGGCTTCAAGGATGCGTGTAGTGCAGCTTCTTCTGTTATGAAAAATACTGATAAGTATTCTGATAAAGTGGTAAAGATGGCAACATACGCTAATAACTTTGGTTGTAAAATGAAATAGTAATGGCGTACAATAGAGACTTTCCATTAGCACCTACCTTTGGTAGTGATAAACCCAAGAAGAAGAGAAAGGTCGAGAGGGGTACATTTGGTTTTGGAGTAGATGGAAAAGAGATTCAGGTTGAAGGCAAGATGATTACCAAGAGAAGTGGTAAGAAAAAATTTAAACCTAAGAGCAAGGAACATAAAAAAATGTTCAGAGTTATAGATAGGAATAAAAGAAAAAACATAACATAATTATGGGAAAGGCTTTAGTATGGTTAGGTAATAAACTCATTTCATTTGGATTGAAATGTAAGAGAACGTGGAATAAGTTCATCAGTAAGTTAATGTTTAAAAATGTATAGAAATGGCGTATAAGCAGAGACCAACCTTTAATCAACCTAGCCGAGGGCTTGGAGATAGTGTAGAAAAATTTACAAGGGCTACAGGTATAAAGACTGTAGTTAATAAGGTTTCTAGTGCGTTGGGAAAAGATTGCGGGTGTGACGAGCGTAGAGACTCTTTGAATAGAGCTTTCCCTTTTAAAAAGAAGTAAGGTATGCCAATGCAAATATCCATATCGAATGCCATCAAGGGAGAGATAAACGGTGGCACAGAACCATACAGCACAAATTCTTTTAAATTTGATGGGCTTGATGATTTATTAAAATTTAATTCAGAAGTGGTAATTCACATATCTGATCCATTTTCGGTATCGGTATGGTTTAAATTCACAGGTGATTATGTTAACTCACAAATGTTTCTGATTGGTCAACAAACTTCAAATGCAAACTATTTTCAATTCGTTTCTGATACGCAAATAAGAATTAAAGTATCTGGAACATTTTATGATTTTACAAGCAGCACATTAACAATACCACGAGATACATGGGGACATTTAATAGTAATAAAAGATTCGTCTAATTCTTTGCAACCTTATTTGAACGGTCAGGCTTTTGGAACTGCTATAAATTTAGGATTAAAATCAGTAATTTTAGATTCTCTTGGTAGAGTGGTAAACTCCTCTTTTGGTTTTAAAGGTTTTTTAGATGAATTTGCCATTTGGAATACAGATCAGACTGCAAACATTGCAACTATTTATGGAAGCGGAATACCTTCAGATATTACAGGTTTAAATCCTCTAATTAATCTTAGAATGGGAGAAAACGCCACCTTTGATACAGGTACTCAAATATGGACTGCTACCAGTATTGGAAGCGACACAAGAAGTGCAACAAGTCAAAATATGGACGGTAGCGAAGTAACTACTGATGTACCAACATAAATAAAATGAAAAACAATAATAGAATATACGCAATAATTCAAACGGCAGACTTGCCATTAATTGACTTTTCTCAAATTGTAGAAAATGACAAAACTACAATTCGTAAGTCTTATGATGGTTTAAAGTTTCTTATTAAATATAATTCAGAACCAAGTTTTATAATTGATGGAAGCGTTGTGCCTTTAGAGGTTTTAACGTATAGTGAGGCTTTGACTCTTATGAATACAATCGAATGGCAAATACCAATGTCTGTAGATTAATGTATAAGTAATAATGCTTATAAAAAATAATCTTATATTTGTAAATATAAAAATAAAACATTATGCCAACAGTACCAAGTAACGAACAGTTTGTAGGAATATCAGCCTCAGAGGATTTAATAGAGAGAGGTTCATCACAGACAAACAGTGCAAGAACGATATATATATATGCCGATCTAAAGCGAGGGTCACAGTCCGCTATCGCTAAGACGGGTGTTGCAATATCATTCACCGAGAGTGAGATATACAACACATCAGCAGCGACTGGGACAGGCAATATCACAAACGATTTGACAAACGCACAGTTGGGAATCGTTCAGAAGTTGTACCACCAAGAGGGTTCAGCTCCTTCAGTACCTGCAGGATGGGTTCTTATGGGGTCGGGTACATACAGTACATCGGCACTTAACGTAATATATGCTGAGTGGTGTGGAGGAACAAGAGTTGAGTATTGGATTGTACAACCTGCATAGATGTCAAGTAACTACCGTTCTATATTAAACGTACAGACTCCCTCTTTTTCAAACACAAAGAGCTTTAGTTTTGATGGTAATGATGAAGCCTTTAGTGTAGATGATGCAAGTAATTACGAATTTACAGGGGACTTTACTATTATGGCTTGGGTAAAGATTGATGTAATAGGAAACGACTACTACATTATAGACACTTCTTCAAGTGCAAGTTTTGGTAACGGTTACTCATTTAGAGTACGAACAGATGGCAAGATACGTTTTTGGTCTTATAGAGCATTAAGTACGGGATTAAACAGCACTACTGCATTGAGTGCAGGAACTTGGTATCACATTGCTTGTGTTCACAATGCAGCAGACAATAAAATATATATCAATGGTGTTGAAGATGCTACGCTTAATCATGGCGGAGGACATCAAACAAGCGACACTGAAAATCTAAGAATCGGCAGCAGTAAACTCTTAAACGGATTTACTGACGGAAATATTGACGAAGTTGCATTTTTTGATAGCGACCAAAGTGCAAATATAAGTGCCATATACAATAGTGGGACACCAACAGACCTGTCCGCTTATTCTCCTGTGGGTTGGTTTAGGATGGGAGAGAATGCCGCCTTTACAAGTGGGGATGATGTTTGGACTATGACAAGTGTAGGAAGTACAACAAATACGGCAGAAAGCAAAAATATGCTTGAAGCTAACAGAACCACAGACGTACCAACATAAAAGATATGAGTACACGACAAGCAGAAACATATGCAATAATCAATATAACTGATTTACCTTTGATTGACTTTAGTCAGATTGGAGAGACAGGTGAAAATACTATTCGTAAGTCTTTAGATGAATTACAATTTTTAATTAAGTGGAACACAGAGCCTACGTTTATAGCAGATGGTACTGTTGTGCCTGTCCAAACTATGTCTCATAGGCAGTCTTTGATTGTTATGAATAATTCTAAATGGCAACAGCCAATGCCTGTAGATTAGTCTGTAAGTAATAATACGTATAAAAAATAATCGTACCTTTACAGGTATAAAAATAAAAATGCAAGTGACGGGATTTCAGATTGGGTTTGATGCTTTAATTTCTCTTCTTTCGGCAGTGACAGGAGCTCTTACTGTGTGGTATACTTTGAAGGGAAAGGTTGAAATTCAGCAGGTAGTTTTAGATAATCTTGCTTCGGATATGGATGATATTAAGACACATAAGAAGGAGGGTAATATTTTATTGCATAAGAGAGTAGATGACCTTAAGGGACAGGTAGAAAGAAACAGGGAAAAGAACGATGCCTCTCTGGCAGAGTTGAAGACCGAGATGGGAGCGATGGAGTTAAGAATTATCCAAGCCATTCATGCGATCAAGAAATAGTTGCCTTCTATTATTAATTTTACTCATAATCTCTTGCACTCCGCAAAGAAGATTCACTAGGCTTGTAGGTAAATATCCTTATCTCATAACCACAGATACTGTGACGATGATAGATACAGTAACAGCAACCATACCAAGTGTTGTTCATGACACAGTTATCAACGAACATTTTTTTCATGAGATAACTAAAGACACACTTATACTAGAGAAAGACAGATTGACCGTAAAGATATTTCACGACACCGTCACTAGAGAGGTATATATAAAGGGCGAGTGCGACACTGTCACAATAGAAAAGATTATAGAGAGGAAGATACCTGTGAAGTACTACGAAAAGACTCCGTTATGGAAAAAGGTTATGAACTGGTTGATATTTGCAGCTATAGTTTATGGAGTCTTTAGATTAGTTATATTTGTAAAAAAAAAGATATGAAAAATAGATTATTCTCAAACTACGTAACCACAATATTAGGGTGTTTAATTTTAATATTTTGTGGCGTAATGATTTACACTGAAAAGGAGACGACAGAAGGAATGGCAGGATGGCTTGCTGTAGGTCTAATGTTCCTTCGATCAAAAGACAGCTTGATAGCACTACCTGCAAAAGATAAATAGATGGGTGTAGTGCTCGTAATAATTGCGGCTTACCTCGCTGCCTCATTAATAATTACATTATGGAAAAGATGATTACATGTCCTAATTGCAATACTGAGTTTGATATGTCTATAAAACCTCATAGATCAGAATCAAAATATCTATGGATACTTGATAACGGACATGGTGGTGTTATTGATGGTGTTTATCAGACATCGGGAAAGAGATCTCCAGTATGGCCAGATGGTGAAGTTTTGTATGAGGGCGAGTTTAACAGGGCTATCGTAAATAGAATTGTAGACATGTGTAAGTCAAATAATATTGACTGTGTGAACTTAATAGACACGCAAGAGGATGTCCCTTTAAAAGAAAGACCTAAGATGGCTAACAAGCTGGCAAAGTCTTCTGAAAAACCTTGTATATATGTCAGCGTTCATGCTAATGGATTTACTGATGAGTCTGCAAATGGGTGGGAGGTTTTTACATCTCCAGGGCAAACCAAGTCGGATTCAATAGCGACAGTTCTTTATGAAAAAGCTAAGGCTGAGTTTCCTGAAAGAAGAATGAGACCATCAATGGGAGATGGAGATCCTGATAAGGAGTCAAAGTTCACCGTCCTTATGGATACGTCTATGCCTGCCATACTATCTGAAAATTTTTTTATGACTAATTCTAAAGAATGCCATGAAATACTTATGAGCGAGTCAGGAAGAGATAGAGTTGCTAAAATACATTTTCAAATGATTCAACAGCTGGAGAATGCGTAATAAAACATTAGCCCTTAGTAAACCTAAAAAGAAGCGTACAGGGATTCATAGTAAGAATAATTCAAGGTTAAAGAAATCTGTTAATTACAAAAAGCCTTACAGAGGGCAAGGAAAATAAAAATTACTATATTTGTACTAAATAACTGACATGGCAAAAATAGATTCATATTCAACAGCTACACCGACAGAGAACGATATATTACTAGGATCAGACTCTGACGCTGCAAACGCTACAAAGAACTTTACGGTAGGATCGCTAAGAAATTACATGATAACGTCTAGCGTTCCATCAACTGCATCTTCAACTGGAATAGCTGGTACACTTGCTTATGATTCAAGCTATCTGTATGTTTGTGTAGCCACAAACACATGGAAGCGTGTTGCTATAGCTAGTTGGTAGTAAAATAAATTAAATGAAAAAAATTGAAAAGGATGAGCTTGATAAATTAATCGAGCTTAACAAGAATTACAGGGATCTAAAGTTTCAGATAGCTGACATTGAGATCACCTTCGAAAGACTAAAAAATCAAAAGATAACGTCTATAGCTAACCTAGAGATGGGGGCACATGACCTTGCGGAATACCAGAAGGAGATTTCTGAAAAGTACGGAAATGTAGACATAAATCTACATACAGGTGAATATAGTTAGAAAGATATCTGTAGGACCAGACTATATGAAGTGCATGCACTACGTTGTTGGTCAGGAAGTTCTAGGAAGAAGTTATACTATAGATTCAATAATACAGGAGGATACTTCTATATCTATATACATACGTAAGGATGACGAGATCGTTAAGTGGAAGCAGTTTAGCTCTACAATGCCTGTATCTATAGAGTTTAAAATAGACTTCTGATGAAATCTCCATACTGCTTCGTTATAAAGCCTGTCGATGGAAGGCGTTATGACAACATACGTAGCTATGATGGCAAGGAGTTTATCATAAGCACGTCACAGGAGGACCACACCGTATCAAATAGATTTGCTGAGGTTATATCAAGGCCCACATACTACAGTGGACCAATACAAAAGGGAGACATAGTTATAGTACACCACAACGTGTTTAGGTACTACTACGACATGAAGGGTAATCAAAAAAGTAGCTGGCACCATGTCATGGATGACATATTCATAGTGGAGCCCAGTCAGGTTTATTTGTATAGAAGAGATGAGGTGTGGAATGCACCGTCTCCATTTTGTTTTGTAAGGCCTATAGAATCTGAAGACCATATGTTTACTCAGTTAGGAAACTTAGAGCAACTGTGGGGTGAGTTGGTTTTTAAGAACAGCGATATAGACTACGTGGATCATGGGGATATTATATCATTTACTCCAGACAGCGAGTATGAGTTTAGGATAGGAGACGAGATACTATACAGGATGTACAACAAGAACATATGTCTAAAAAGGTAGAAATATTACAGGCGGCCAAGCTGGCTATTGACGAGCTGATTAAGGTATTAAAGGAGCCTATAATCACACATGCTGAGGATGATATAACGGCTGACAAGATGAAGAATGCAGCATCCGCTAAAAAGCTAGCATTCGATGACGCACTTGCTATGCTTCACAAGATAGAA